TTCCATCTGAGTCGAGAGATCTCTTCAATTAGCTCGATGTCTTTGATGTCACCAAAGATCGAACGCAATGCTTCTAACTGTAACCCAAGAGGGAAATAGTCAGTTGCACCAGTAAGATCAATGGAGTGTACAACCTTGCCTTCAGACAAGGATTTCTGGATCCATTGCATTGCCTTGGATTGGTTGAATGTACAATCCCACGGAAGCCCCTTAACGATGCCATAAATAGCATCACCAATGGGTTTCAGTGCCAACTGATGAATACGGTAAGGAGAAGCAATTGCTCGCAACTTCAAACCGGGTTCTTGTAGGAAGTGAACTTCACCTCCATACAGGTGTTTATCAGGATTGATTTTCAACCTAACTTTTGGACCACGAATTCCACGGGTAACAGGAGCATAAAGCTCGTTGTATTTCCATGCGAACTCGTAATTAGATTGACCAGCCGAATATGACATCTCTGCCATAATTTGGTCTGATTGTCTAACTCGATGAGATGAATGCCATGAAGGTGCCCATTTAGTGGGTGAACCTCTATAGGTAAGCAACTCATTGGATCCTCTAGTGACCTTATGAAGAGGAAAACGACTCTTCACAAACTGAGCAAACTCTAGATAGAATGATATATCCAAATTATCATTTTCACTAGTGTTGACACCATCAATAAACTTTTGAAATTGTGACTGTGTCACCTTCTCATTAGTAAATAATGATGCAATGTTGAGACCCTGTAGAACGATATTAAAGCGTTTTATTGCTCTCTTCTCATTCTGTGCAAGGAAACACCATCTCATGATGGAACCGAATACACCATAGGGAAGTCCATGAGAGTTCTTACGAACCCACTCAAACTCCTTCTGTGTAGATAGACCCGCCATCTTGCGGATCATTCCTAATTTCATAGCTTTAAGCCGTGAAACTGTCCATTCGGTACCGTTTTCCCTTACCCATTTAAAAGATAAGTCCACAAGTGGATTTATCCATTGATGGGGAAGGCCTATAGCTACAAGGCGATGTCGGGCTCCTCTCTCTAACCTACTTAGGTCAACTCCCCCAGTTTTCACTGGAATGTTGGCTTTAAGTAACATAACTGCTCCTTTCGGATGTGGTTAATAGTTAGCAGAGGGCGACGTGCCCACTGTCAAGAACGGAGATCAATTAAACATGAAAATCAGGACAGAATAAGGTTGTATATTTCTTCTTTCAAAGAATTAATATCATCCTCATACAACTGTTCGAGCAGTATTCGGAC